TCACCCCTTCAGTTTTCAAGACTGATGCCATAAGCCTCTCGGCCACCTCTCCTTAGTCTCATCAGTATACTATATCTATTCGCAAAAGTAAAGTAAAAAAGAAACTGCCGTCCACGTTTAAAGCACTGTCAAAACTGTACTCCCTAGTTCTGTTAGATGGGCTGCAACCCCCAATCTTCTAGGGTGGTGTTCTCCTCGACGGCTGAGGTTTTGCGTTCTTTCGCTCGCAGTTCCTACTTTACGATGTTATTTATACAACAGTTTGTCCACGATGCCAAGCACCAATACCTTCGTCTGGGTAACGTGCAATATCATCAGCACCAGTAATATTGAGGCCAAACTCAGAACCCTTGGTTACTTCAACAGGAGAACCAACGTCTGTGTGTCTGTTGGCTTCCTTGTTGATGCTATCGCTTACAAAAGACTTAGGAACAATCGTTTCATTTTCTCCAACAATCTTTAGCGAACCATCAAAGTGAAATCCAGAACCACGAAGAAATTGCTCGACCTTTTCTAGAATGTCCCAGAGATAAGCGTGTTCTACATTAAATGTGACACTAGAATCATAATGGTCGGCTTCATCATAGTCGCCATGTCTATAGTTTAAATTAAATCTTTCCATATCAACCTCTCCTGCTCTTAGAGCCAATTGTCTTAATATCTTCACCAGGTGTAATCAACTGATAGCCACCCTTATTATAGGCTGGGGCAACACGAGCAGCCTTCTTGAGAATCTGCATCTGTACATCGACAGTTTCGTTCTCAAGATTTTCAAGCACAGTGGTAATGTGAAAACCATTACCGACCTTATTAGATAGTTCGCCATTCTTCTCGACTTCATAAGAAGGAATAGCATTCACATGCTTCTTTTTGTTTGCTAGCTGAGTGGAGTGAACTCCCATGCTCTTCAGCCACTTCTCATGATCGAGCTGAGCCTTGGTAGGTTCACGGTCACGAGTGCGTCGATTAAACTTGGTAGTTGTTACCCAAGCCTTCTCAAGATGCATTGACATTTACAAACTCCCCTAGAAAGATATCCAAAGATGCAGATTCTTTACGAGACTCAAAAAGGGCAGGATTTGCCCCTTTGTATGTGTCCCAACAAATTACACACTGTTTTCTAGTTTGATTTTGATATTTTCTTTTTGGTTTTGATTCAAGATAGAATGAAGATAGTGGAAGATTCTGTAGGCAACAAGGACACAACTTAGTTGTTATCTCTTTCTTGCCGAAAACAGTATCTACTCTAACATCTTCTGAAACTTTACGGTAAACAACTCCAAAGGTATCTTCACGTTTGATCATAATATAATCCTAAAAAAATTGGCGAAGGTGTGGAGGATCGAACTCCAGATTGCGGTTTTGGAGACCGCCGTGTTACCGCTACACTACACCGACAAGAGGCTGGACTCGAACCAGCGACTAAAAGTTCTACCGCTGAACTACTCTCTACACCAAACTGGCTCCTCGAGATGGGATCGAACCACCGACAAGTGCATTAACAGTGCACGGCTCTACCGCTGAGCTATCGAGGAATATACTTTATTATACCTTAGTGCGACTATTTAGTCAAGCACTATTTTAGTCGAAGAAACTATCTTCCTGTGTGTCCCAACCTTCACCGTCTTCGCCTGTGTAGATCTCAGCGGTACCCTAGTTAATGGTACCTTCGTCATAGTTAACATCAAAAGACTTATCCATAACGATCTTCATCACACCAGGGTCTTCTGAAACATGTGGCTGTACCATTTCAATAGGAACACATGCAATGCAACCAGCATCAACAGGAAAAGACTTTCCTGCATTCGAAGGAAAATAGCCATCTCCCCACATGGTAGACATAACTGCAAACTGCCGACCAGTTCTACCATCTGTAAAAATGCCACCACCACGTTCGCAGATATCTTGTAGGTCTACGCCAAAGTAGTTGGTCTCCACAAGAAGAACGTCATAGTCTTCACGATCGATAACATAGCAAGGATCGGAAATAACATAGACACCAGCTGGAAGTGTGCGAGTCATCATTCAATTCCCTTCTTCAGATGAGCGATACGCTCTTCAAGATACTTTTTAACTGTGATAAGAGTTGCAATGTTTTTCAAACTGGACTCTCCCACAATCTGAGTTTCAAGAGCCTGAACTTCAGCAATGAAGCAAGCGAGCAGAATGTATTCGGAGGAAGACATCAATTTGAGAATCCTGTAGTGAAAGTAATTTGGGCTTTACCCTTGTACTTTTCTTCCAGCTGATCATAGATCTGCCAGGATTCAGTACCCGAGTAGGTTTCCTTGGTCTCAAGAACCTTGGCACCCTTGGAAGCAGTGATGGTGAATTTCATCCTTCGAGGATTTCCCCAAGCCATAACTTCTCCTTTCAATCAATCATTATAGTAAGTATACTATGAATTACAGTAATAGTCAAGCATTTAATTATCTAATGAAATCAATGACTTAGACACTTCCCACATGGCAATAGAGGCTGCTGATGATACATTTAGTGACCTAATTACTCCTCGCTGTGGAATAGAATAGATCTTTCCCTGTCTAAGAATGTCAGGATGAATACCTTCACCTTCATTACCAAACACAAGACAAGGCTTCTTATCTATCTTATCTGTAGAAAAAGTTGAAATGCAAGCACCACCTGTTTCGATCATAACAGGAGTGTAGTTGTTTTCAGTCATTAGTTTGTGAAACTTTACAGGATCGACGTACCCATCATCATCGAATCCCCCAGCTTGTACAACATCCACATAATTATGAGATCCAACAGTACTGCGACGATCGTACCGACGACGACCAAAAACAAATACTTTCTCCGCACCCATAAGATTCGCGGTACGAATAATAATACCCGTGTTAAGGTCGCCCACAAGATTAATGATACAGACGGCGAATGGGAGTCTGTCTCGGTCTGTAATGTCTTTAAGAGTTGGTACATCGCAATTCTTCAAATGGTCGTGCACGTTAAAATCGTACATTGTAGTCTCCATATTCACACACACTTATTATATAATGAAACTACAATAAAGTCAACTACTTTGATCTGCGTCCAATATTATATTTCGTCACAAGTTCCCACTCATCTTTTTCTTTGAAAGGAAGGATCTTAATTTGACGAAGAGGAGTAGTTGGTTCCTTGATCGTTTCAGGCTCTACGACCTTGATCAATCCCCAGTCTTGTAGAAGATTTACGATTGTATTTCTACGTCCCTGATCTTCTTCAGAAAAATTGCTTGGCTTACCATCAAGAGCAAATAACTCTTTGAAGTGGACAATGTAATACTTACCTTGTTTGTGAAGGATATGACAAGACTGATACAGTTTCTTGTCTTTGCGAGAAGCAACACCAATACGTGTAAGGGTTTCTCTAACTTTTAGAAAATCATCTTCCTCCGCCAACTTCACTTCAACTAATGTATCCAATACATTCATTTTTTTAATCCACCTTTTTCTAAAACCGTTTTTATATGCTTCAACTGTTCTTTAGAAAGAAGTGAGACGACATCCTTGGCATTCTTATAAGAATAAGAATAGTATTCCATTACCGCATCAATATCACTACTTCCAACCTTCTTTGCCCATGGTTCACGTTTATCCCTCATGGGTTTCACGATATTTAGTAAATAGTGATACTGAAGTTTTTTGTCAAGATGAAATCTGCGATTCATCTCATTAGCGTGCCAAACAGCTCCATATACGTAGGAAAGTCCACGGTTGGTTAAAAAAGGAACATAATCCTTCTCGGCAAGCGGATCATCTTTCATAATGTCCGCTTGCTTGCCAAGGATATCATTTACATAATCAAAAGGATTCATTACCACCACCCAAGCTGATGTGAGTTATTCAAAATAATCATTAAGCAAGTTATCATATGAACGATAACCCAAACAGAACGAAGCAATGCTGCTATGTCTGCATCTTTATCATTTGGACCGATTTTACTCCCAATCGTCTTCGCCCAAATTTCCCACACTGTCAGCTTTTTCTTTTGCATCTTTAACTCTTTCAAAAAGACCAGCACAGTTTTCGCAAATTTTAACTGTACTCGTTGTCCCAGAGATATTTGTTTCTGGATCAGTGTAACGATATGCAACTTCAGCGTAGCTTCCACTCAAACGCTTGTGGCACATCACACACTTTTTGAAATATAGAATTAGGTTTTGAAAGAACATCCGACCATGATCTCCGCAAGAAGTGCAGCTGTATTAATTTCCTGATCAACAACGAAAGCAGACTTGTACTGATAATCTGCAATGTTAACAACAAGAGCAGGTACAGAACCAGGTTGCAGTTCGGGTGATAGCTTATCATACAGAGTACGGAACAGCGTGTTATGATCCATGTCGGAGTTCTGACCAACCCACTTACGGACGCTAGTATAGTCCTTGCTCTTCATGAAACCGAGCAGGTTGTTGATACTAATTTCTTTCATGTTCATATTAGAAAGAATACCAGAATCAATCTTACCAGTTGCTGAGTAACGCTGTAGCTCATTTAGAACACGACGCCAATCAGGGAAGTGCTTTAGAATAACTTCAGCAATAACAGACGTCTCGTACTCAATACCTTCCTTGGTGAGGATAGTATCAACACGCTTCATAAACTGCTTTGCTAGCTTCTGCTTTTCTTCGCCAGAAATCTCAAAATCAATTACCGAACACCGAGAGTGTAGTGGCTCAATAATGCGATTCTTAAAATTGCAGGTAAGGATAAAGCCACAGTTCTTCGAGAACTCTTCCATGAAGTTACGAAAGGCTGGCTGAACTTTATCGGCTGATAGATAATCAGCCTCATCAATGATTACGTATTTACGCCCACCGCTGAAAGAAACACTGGAAGCAAAATTTGTAATATCATTACGCAGAACATCAATACCAGCATTGAGAGATCCGTTAATGATAATGTAATCACAACCGAGTTGTTCAAGCAATGCTCGGGCAACAGTTGTCTTACCAACGCCAGCTTTACCCGACAAAATTAAGTTGGGAACTTCTCCCTGATCAACGAACTGTTGAAAGGTTGCCTTCATATTAACAGGAAGGATAGTGTCATCAATAGTCTTGGGGCGATACTTTTCGACCCAGAGGAAATCTTCACGCATGTCATCACCAAATAGTTAAGGAACATTATCATATAATACTTGACTGTAAAAGTCAAGAAAAAAGGAGGGGGATTTCTCCCCCTCGCCAAGTTAACTGAAAGTGCTGTTAGCTTCGACAGCAATCCAGTATTCAACATCCTTCCCAACAAAGTGGGAAAGACCCTTCGAAGAAATAGCAACCTGATAATCACCAGGAATAATCTTAAGGTTTTCAGCCTTGAAGATAAACTTGAAAGTGCTTTCAGTTTGACCAACGATCACACGGTGAACATCACCTGTTGGATTCTTCGAGTCCATAGCTTGTAGATAAATTTCACCATCTGCTCCAACCACACCAATTTCTGGCAGAGAAAGAACACCTAGAGCCTTCTGAACCTTAGAGAAAGTTTTCTCGTCAAGAACAAACTCTACCTCTGGATTAGGAAACTTGATATCCTTTTCTGGAGGAGAAACAATGTTGCTAGAATCAGCACAGATGTACTTGGTGTTCTCACCAGCTGCCTAATCATTTTCAATAACAACAATCTTGTCATTGATCTTTAGATTTGGAGAATCATAAAGAGACATGGTACCAAGGAAACGAGAAAGATCATAAATGGCAAACTCGCCAGGGATCTCGTCGTTGATCCGAGCCTTCGCAAGGATTGTCTTGGTTGGAGACATGGTAGCCAGATTCTTACCTGGCTTGAAGATAATCGACTGATTGATGGTCGAGAAGTTCTTCAGAACTTGTAGTGTACGAGCTTCAAACTTCATAATATAATTTCCTTTAGATTAGCCGAGTTTCCGACGCTTTACTTTGTCAACATCAGCAGTAGCTGAAGCACCAACAGATGCTAGATCAGCAAGAGAACCACCGAAGATAAACGTACCAACATGTTGTAGTTGCATCCATGGGCATAGCCAAACCTTCAGACCCATCTTCTGTACATTGTAACAGAACATATAATCTTCAGAAAGGTAACGCTTGGAGACTGGATCAATGATACAATCGAAGTAAGCCATAATCTCACGCGAACCATCAAAATGCTCAGTACGAACATGATCTGGACGATAAGATAGATGAGGAAATTCTGTATCGTACTTAGCAAACACAGAACGACGAATCATCATGAAGCCTGTACCACCTTCAAGCACTTCGGCTGGTTCGCCGAGCGGGATTGACTTTGTGGAAGCCTTTGGGTTGAAAACGAAGTCACCAACGAAACGATCAAGAATATTTGGATCTTCGTCAGCGATGCCCTTATCAACTGCCATCTTGATCTTTTCCCAAGAGATACACTTCTTTGGATATGGACCACAGAGAACGTCATAGTCACTGTCTTCAGACTGCATAGCCATCAGAGCGATAACGTCATTAGGATTGAAACCGATGTCTGAGTCGATAAACATCAGATGGTCAGCTCCAGAACGGAGGAACTCGTCGACACAGTAGTTACGAGC